AATTGGGCAACCGTTGACGCTGCCGTTTATGCTCGAGCCGATAAACCGGGCATAAATTGGTCAACCGTTGACGCTGCCGATTATCCCGTGGAATTGCCGCCACTCTCCGAACCGGCTATTGCCTACGATGTTGCCGTGCGCCTAAATCCCCCGATAACCGCTCCCGCTCCCGAGCCTATTCGCTTTACGTCGGATAGCGCTAATGGTCGTTGCGTTGGGGCCGAAGGTTTACTTGCCGAATATGATCCGGGTTGGTCTATTGAACGAATGTCCCGCATCATGTATAGGGAATCACGATGCAAACCGTTAGTGCGAAACCCGAGTGGCGCAACTGGCCTACTTCAAATCATGCCGAGTAATTGTCGCTATATCGCAAGGCAATTGGGCGAGAGTTGCACGGTTGCCAAATTGCAGCTACCAGAATTCAATATCCGTGCCGCAACCACCCTATTTGAATATGATGGATATGGACCATGGAAACTCTAACCCGAATCCGCTTAGCGATATGGTGCGCCATTGGGCTACTGCTTTGGGCACTACTTATTCCGATTGCGATTGGTTTGGACCGACTACGTACGTGGATTCGCCGCTAGGGGCCGCCTAGCTCCCGCCACGTTGCCGCCTACGGGCCTCTAGGGCCTCCGGGCGACGGTTGCGCCATCCCGAGCCCGTAGGCCCGTAGAACGCAACGTGAGGCCTCGTGACCGATTGCTTATGTGAATAGGGTCGGCTTGTCGAATCGACCCGATTCAATCGCATAAACGGCAAATGATGCTGCCACTAGTGGTGAGATATCAACATTGCCTTTACGGTTGAATCCCCATCGTTCGCCAATCGGCCGCTTAGTCGCACCTTTGATAGCGTCATTCAAACGAAAGTCATTCAAATGTGTGATTCGCTTTGATCGCACATTGTCATAGAAACAAGCTGCGGCATTTGCTACATCTTTAGCCGCATAAGGAATAACTTCAATTCCTCTATTCTCTAGAATCATCACCATTGATGCTGCCGGGCCTCCGGTATCGATAACTACCGCACAACCCCTACGTTCGGCAATGTCAATTGTCCTATCAATAATCCAATCAACTCCTTCGGCCGCTTGGATTACTTCAATTGGCAGATAGTCGCCTACCGAGCTACAACCTACGATTGCCGCCCGTTGCCTATCCCATGAAACGTCAATGGCAATGACAGGATCATTGGTCAACCAAACATCGTCACGATATAGGGTCTGCCATTGCTCCCAATCAATAACCCTATCGGAACCGTCATTAGTCTTATGGCACAAATACTCACGCATAAAGTCGCCCAATCGCATTGACGCCATTTCCTCACGCATAAACTCTAGGGAAATGCCGTTTGGTTGATTGAGGGTAGGCATTGTGTCTAGCCATGTTGATTCCGCTAATGGATCGCTCCCGGGATTCATCGACCATTCAAACCAAACCCGTGAATCATCATCGGCTTTAACCGCCCGGTGCCCCAATTCTTGCAAATGATTAAGTAGCTCCGAATCATCATTACCGGCATTGGAGATAACGACGAATTGTGAGCCGATACAACCGTTAGCCGAATGCCTTTGGGCCATGATGGGCCGCAACGTACCGAGCAACCAAAGCGAATGCGTTAAGGCCTCATCAACAATCACTAGATCAGCCGTCATGCCTCTAGCGGCATTCTTGGTAGGTGTGACAGGCTTATACGTTGACCCATTGGTAAACGTGAGGCATTCATGCCCCGTTTGTCCCGCTAGATGCTCTACATATTCACCCATATAGTCCACGATGATTCCGCAATGTTCCTTCCACCGTTCAACGGCGGTAACTCGCCTTTGTGCGGTATATACGATTTGTTGCGGAATGATTCGCTTTAGCCCAACGATTTCGGCAATGTCGGTTCTATACGGCAACATTGCTTGACCCATTACCCTAGCTGCCGCCCATTTCGTCTTTCCGCTTTGACGCCCAACCATGACGCCGACATGAGACGAATTGTATTTAAGGCTTGATTGTCCCTCAAATGGCGTGCCCCTTTCGGAAAGCATGGTGCTAGTTGAATTGACCAACGTTTGCCATGCGTAGGGTTCAAACCCTAATTGGTTACTCATTTCGTCGAAGTACCAACCTAGATTCGGTTTGTACGTATCTAGCTTTGTGCTAATGCGTGGTGCTGCCGCCGTTGTAATCATCACCATTCCCTTGTGTTGGTAGGGGCCTTACGTGCCCAACGCATTAACGCTCCCTGCCGATTTGAGTGATACCGGCAATGTGGTTTGAATACTCCCGACCAAAGCGAAGGGTCGGGAAATTCGGAAATAGGTGGGCAATGGTCGGGAGTTGATGCCCGATTGACGCAATCCGATTCATGGCATTGGATTTCCTCCATAGCTAGCCATTGCTTGTAAGCCCTATATGCGGGATCGTCTAAATGTTTCTTATATCGAACGCCGGTCATGTGTGGAGTTAACTACCGATTGCACTTAGGCGCAATATGTGCGAGAGTGATTTGCGATGTCTGACCCTAATTCCCTAATCGTCATTCGGGACTATCGAAATAGGGCGATTCCTAGGGATTCCAACCCTAATAGCAATCCCGTGAGTGGTTCCGTTGGCGACAATGTAGAGCCGGGATTTGGCGATAATCACGTTATGTATCCCGAAGGTCATTTGGAATCTTCGGGGCATATGCCAGAAGTACAAGCCTGGCAAGGATGGCCTACGGGATGGGAAACGCCGTTATGGAATGGTGATGCCTTTCCACAACGGCTTGTATCAACGCTATGGACTTGCATTGATTTGAATAGTCGGCAATTGGCATCCTTTCCCATTTACGGTGTCAAAGGGGTAAAGGTAGTCGCATTACCCGATTGGTCGAATAATCCCGAACCTAGTTTGTATTCCGATTTCTCCGAAGCGGCGAAACAAATCTTTAATACCTATTACGCAATGGGCGAAGTAATCCTTTGGGCTACGGGTAGATACAAAGACGGTTTGGGGCCGGGCGGTATTGGGTCGGTAGCTCGGTTTGTCGTTCTTAATCCGCAATTGGTCAATATCGAATTGTCCGATGGCGCAATTGAATACCGTTTGGGAAACCTCACCCTAGACCCGAATGATGTTTGTCATATCAAATACCAATCCATGCCTACCAACTTGCGAGGCATTGGGCCGCTCGAATGGGCCGCTAAATCCATCGCATCGGCGGCAGCATTGGAAAGGATGAATACCGACCTAGCTACCCGTGGCGGTATTCCATGGGCGGTTCTCAAATCGCAACGGAAGTTGAATAGTAAAGAAGCTTCCGATTTGCAAAGCCGTTGGGTCGAAGGTTCACGTAATCGGCAGGGTGCTCCGGCAATCCTTTCGGGAACTTTGGAATTGGAAACCCTCACCATTTCTCCCCGTGAAATGATGATGTTGGAGCAACGAATCTTTGACGAAACAAGGATTTGTGCCGCTTTGGGCGTTCCACCCTATTTGGTCGGATTGCCGCAACCGGGCGGACTTACTTACGCCAATGCGATTTCACTTCTTGATTTCCATTGGAGAACCACACTTAGAACGGCTGCCGCATTTGCCGCTAGGGCAATGTCTAATTGGCTACTGCCTAGGGGTACCCGAGTTGAATTCAACCGGGACGATTACATTCGGGCGGACGATTTGACTCGGGCACAAACGGACCAAACCCTATTCAACTTGATTGATGAGCATGGAAACCGAGCTAAGACGATTGACGAAATCCGTTTGGGTAATCGGCTTGCCCCGAATGATCCCGATTCGGTTATTGAATTGGAAGGGGTAATCCCGTGAAATCAACGTTTATCCGATCCGCAGATTTCGAGTTGCGGGATGATGGTCGCACATTGACCGGGCGAATTGTGCCGTACAACGAAGTTGCGAACGTTGTTGAAATGGATACCGAATCAAATACTTTGGTTCGATATCAAGAAACGTTCTTGCCTCATTCGCTTGCCGCAATGGCGCAAGGGTTTGCCTCCCGTGGCGGAAAGTTTGCTAATGGGCAATTTATCCCGCTCTTGATCGACCATAACGATAATTTCGACAATATGGTCGGTCACGCTACCGAATTGCGGGATGAGGATGACGGCGCATATGCGTCATTTCGACTTTACGATGATGCCCGAATCACAAAGATTAGAAGCGTACTTAGTGAATCGCATACCGGTTTGTCGATTTCATTTCGAGACGTTAGAACGCCCAAGATTGTTAATGACATTGTGCAAAGAGTGCAGGTATTTGTCGCTCACGTTGCCGCTACCCCTAGTCCCGCATATCAAAGCGCTGGCATTCTTACGCTTCGATCTAATGAGGAATGCGAACCCGTTACGCCTTTGTTGAATGGCGTTAAGGAATGGTTGGCTAGTCAACGCAATGGCTGATTTCGGTGATATCACCATTGATGATGTTTACGATAGACGTGATGCCCTAATTGCCCAAAGGCGTGCCGCTAAAGGAACCGTTTGGCTAACGGGTATGGCGGATATCTTGCGATACGTCGGATTAAACGTTATTGAAGTTGATGGTTGGGAAACCCGTGCACGTAGCTCGGGAGGTTTCGCTAGTTGGCCTTTGTGTGTGATGTGGCATCACACTGCCAGCGGCCCTAATTCCGATGGTTGGAATGATGCTAGCTATATCGCTTATGGTGATGAGAATTCGCCTATTTCTAATCTGTATATTGATCGTGGCGGTAATGTGTGGGTAATTGCCGCTGGCGCAACCAATACGAATGGCAAGGGTATTTCAATTCCCTTTAGCCGTGGCACGGTTCCTGCCGACGGAATGAATAGTTACGCTTTGGGCGTCGAATGCGGCAATAATGGCGTTGGCGAGAATTGGCCCGAAGTACAGATAAACGCCATGTTCCGAACCAATATCGCAATGAACCTTTGGTTTGGCAATCGGGTTGACGATTTGTCGACGCATAACTATTACGCTCCCGATAGGAAGATTGATCCCGCTACAGACAATGTGTCCGGCAATTGGATTCCTTCCGTTGTCAATTCCTCCCGTAGTTGGAACGTGCAAGATATCCGTGACGAATCTAATAGGCGTTTACAAGCTTTCATTGACAGCACCGATCCAATTCCGCCACACCCGACTTACCCAATTCCCGAAACCGACGAGGATGATATGGCTACGTTCATTATTCGCAATAGCGATACCGGGCAAGTTGTATTGCTTGCTTATGATGGCGCAGGAGTAACCGCTACGGGTTTGGCCTTTAATGATTTAGGCGCATATCAAGAGCGGTTCGGCAATTGGCTAGATACCGACCCTTCCGTATTCGATGATTTCATCGCCAAATCAAACGAGGGATGATGTTCGCTAACGGAATCTTTGATAGTCACACTTTGCTTTCCGATTGGTTCTTCCTAGGGGCCGCCGTTGCGTTTCTGGCGTTGGGTGTGCTGGCAGTGCTCCGGGCCTCCGATCGGCCGTCTACGGGCCACGTAGAGGCCTCTACGGGCCTCCGGGCCTCCCTGCCATGGTTCGCTAGTGCCGCCGTAGCTATCGGCTTGCTTGTTCTCTAATGCCGAATGACGTTTGGCGTTTCTTTAATGCCTTACGTCGGATAGTGGTATTTGCATTAGGTGTCTGGATTATCGTCGATGGATTGACCGAATCCACTAACGTTATTCCAAAGTTGGTAGTCGGAATGATAATGGTCGGCGTTCTCCCTATTGATAATCTCACGCTACGTTCTCCGTTTGACTTGCGTAATAAACAATCAATTGACGTAACCCGTAGGCGTGAGATAGAAAGAAACTACGAAGCACCCGAATAACGTTGCATAGCAACCCTCATTCATTTGGGGCAACCTAAAGCAATTGCAATCGCAACCTTCATTTGAATAACGAACCCTTCAAATGTAAAGGATTAAGACGATGGCAATTGACAATATGGTTAAGCGGCTTCTTGATGAGAGAGACCAGAAGCTTGCTCTTATCGATCAAATCGCTAGCACTGCCGATGACGAGGGTAGAGACCTTCTGGAATCGGAGAATCAAACCATTACCGGTGCCCAAGATCGAGTTAGGGCTCTCAACAATCAGGTTGATCGGCTTTCGCAAGATTTGGAATTGGCCGATACTGCAAAGAATCGCATTCGGGCACTTGATCCCACGATTGTCGCTAAGGATTTCTCTTACCGAACCGCCGGTGATTTCCTTTATGACATGATTCACCGTACCGACAATCCCGATGCCGATATGCGTATGAGTCGCTACATGAAGCGTGCCGCAGAGCATATGGGATTTGATAAGGCTAATACCGTTGCCGTTGCCGGAGGCTTTAACGGTTTGGTTGTTGCTCCCGTTGTTGGCCCGGTACTTGACCCGAGCCCTACTGGTCGTCCACTCTTTACCGCAATTGGGGCACGGCAACTCACTAGCCTTACCTTTAATCGGCCTCGCATTGTTGACCCTAATTTCTCTACTGGCGTTGGCGTTGTTGCTTTGGAGAAATCCGAAATGCCAAGTAAGGCTTGGGATATCGTTTCGGAACTGGTGACGACTAAGCGTGTTGGTGGTTATATCAACGTTTCGGAAGTTCTTACCGAAATGCTTTCCGGTTCGCTTGATATGGTGGTTAGCCATATGAACCGCCGGGTTGAGGCTTATTCGGAGACTGCCGTTGTTGCCGAGCTTGATAAGACGACTGCAATCGTGCCGCTTACCGGTAACGATTCCGCCGCCATTACTGCTGCTATCGGTACTGCCGCTTCAACCGTTGTTGCTAATACCGGCAATCTTCCTACGTGGATTGCTATGGGCCCGGAAGCTTGGGGAAGCCTTATCGGAGTGAGTGACCTTGCCGGTAGGCCAATGGTCCCGCCAGTTGGCCCGGTTAATGCTTATGGGTCTGGTGGCGCAGATGCCTACTTCCAATCCATGTTCGGACTTAGGGCCGCCATTACTCCCGCCATTACCGATAAGTCGATTTACGTTGGTAACTCATTTGGCTTGGAGATTTACGAGAAGCCTATGCCGCTTATGCAGGCATTTGAGCCGAGCGTTTATGGTCGGCAAGTTGCCGTTGCAACCTTTATCGGTTTCTATTCGCCTATTACTACGGAGGGTGCTACTCCCGAACGGAATGGAACCGTTAAGATTGATTGGACGTAATTCGTATGAGTTACTACGATACGAGTTATCCGCCATCCCTTTACGGATTGCCTAGTGCCCATGATTTGATGTTAGTTGGCACGGTTAGGCCCGGAACACTCACTATTGACTTTACGTGGAATAGTGACGGGCATATTGCCACTCTAGGATTTGGTGATGGTCAGAATGTTAGGACCGATACCGAAATGGCTACGCATACCTACGGGATTGCCGCCGTCTATATGGCAACCGTTGTAAGCGGTAATGCGAGGGATTCTGCCGAATTCACTTTGACCGGTGCGATTGCCGATGACGTAAGCGAGGAACCTGCGGACGAATACAAAGCCGTAAAGGTTGACGAATTGCCGCCTACTGAGGAAATCCCCGAAACCGAATAGAGATTGTCCAAACATTTCCCCTACCGCTATCCATTCCGCCCCATCGGATAGCGGTAGGGGATTTATCCTTAAGGAAACTCAAATGGCATACGTCACGCCAATTGAAGTAGCGAAACAAATTGGTAAGCCGAACCTAGCCAATGATCCCGTTGATCCTAAGCTCCAAATGGTTTGCGATTCCGCCGAGTTTCTTATTAACGATTGGTGCGGCCGAACCGAATCACTTGATCCGGTCCCGCCCACTATCAACATTGTTGCCGTATCGCTTGCCGTTGATTTGTATAAGCAAGCCGACGCCACGTTTGGCGTTATCGGTTCGGGCGAATCTGGTATGGTCCGAATTGCTCGGGATTTGCTTAACCGTTATGACTCCCTACTCATTCCTTTCTACGATCCGCTTAATGGTTGGGGAGTTGCATAGTGAGTGACTATCCCGACGTTTACGGGCTTACCGATTTCCGTAGCCAATTGGCTACGATCTTGCGTGATGAATTGCCCGATAACATCGGCGTTAGTGGTGACATTCCCGATTCAATTGCGCCACCATCTGTTTACGTAACATGGTCTAACCCGTGGCTCATTCCGACTACATTCTGTCAATATACGGCGGCCGCACAAATCATTGTGATTGCCGCTCGTATTGAACCTGGTGGACAATATGCCATTCTAGAATCTCTAGTTGGTCAGATTGTCCAAATCCTTCGTAGTGCCCGCATTCCTATTCGTGATGTGACTCCGCCATATCCGATGGTATTTGCTGGCGTTAATTATCTTGCCGCATCATTCAACATCATTCAAGAAATGGGAGATTAATCATGGCTACCCCTAAGCCAATTCGGCTTACTGATCCGTTCATCATTCTTGGAAAGGATGATGCCGGGCCGCCGGTTACCGTTGCACATGCCTTTGTATGTTTCTCTAATGGCATTCACCTTACGGGAGAGAGTGACGATGATCTTGCGACATTCTGTGACCCGGAAGGTTTCGCTTATACCCTTTCGCTTGATCTTAAGATGAGTTTGGGGCCGGAATCACTTGATGAGGCCCTAATGGCATTGGGTGGACCGGGTACCGTTGTTGATTTCGAGTTTGCCTATATCGATGAGCCCGCTAGTGCCACTAATCCGCATTGGACCGGAAGGGTTCGCATTCCCGCATGGCCTATTGTTGATGCGGGCATTAACGAGGCCACTAGCTTTACGATTGACATGCCGGTTATTGGTGATGTGATTCGGGATGACGGTTCGGTTGCTCGGGTTATCGGAAGTTCGGCCCATACGCATTCGACCACTAACGATATGGTTCCCGCCTAATGACACCCTTTGATGAGCTAACCCTATTTGAAGTTGACGAAATGCAAACAGTTTGTCTAGAGGGTAAGACGATTTCGGATAGTGACCCTATGCGATTGGCAGGGGCCGTCATGTTCATGACAAATAGGCGTGAGAATCCTCTATTGGATTGGGAGTCATTCCGTCGGCAAACCCGAATGGCCGATATCAAAGCTTTCTCCGAATTGATGAACGAGGAAGAATTGGACCCTACCAACGGAGTAATGACCTAACCAACCACAAGAACCAAGCGTGGATTTGGTATCACTGGCGCATTACTCCGAATGAGTATCGGCAATTAAAGGTTTGGGAACATCGGGCAATGATGGCGGTTATGTCTGACATTGCAAAGGAACGCCGAAAGGCGCAGGGAAAGCGTGGCCGCTAATGCCGATGGATACAAAGCTAGAAGGGTTTGACGAATTCAAGCGGGATACGGCAAAGATCAATAAGGAACTACCGGAACAAACCCGTTTGTCGTCTATCGATATGGCGGCCCAATGGGTAGCGGCCGCACAATCCAATACGCATACAACGCAAGAAATGATGGCGGCCGCCGAATTGCAATCGGGTAGCTCTGGTGATGGCGCACAAATCACATGCCATTCACCATTGTTCTACGGTGCTGAATTCGGCGGGCAAGGTCGTCCCGAAACCATGCAATTCCCTCCCTTCAATGGGCAAAGGGGATATTGGTTCTATCCCGCACGTAGAGCAAATGAGGAACAATTTGCTGCTATTTGGGACAAAGGCGTTGAAAACGCTATGCAATCATGGGATAGGCACGGGTAGATCAAATGGCTTTGTTAGGTGGTGGCGGCGGACGTGAATACGTCCTAAAGATTGTTGCCGATGTAACCGAAGCAACTAAAGGCATATCGGAAGTCGAGACTAAGACTTCTAGTATGAAAGATAAGATGCTCGGTATCGGTAAAGGCGTTGCGGCGGGATTAGCTGCAACGGCGGTAATCGATTTCGGCAAAGATGTTATTAACGCTGCCGCAGATGCCGATGATGCAAATGATGTAATGCAAGCGGCATTCGGCGAAACGTCTAAGTCATTCGATGATTTCGCAAAGAATGCTGCCGACTCTATGGGCCTAAGTGAAACGGCCTATAAGAACATGGCCGCTAAGACGGGTTCGCTATTGCAGTCCGTTGGTATCAACAATGCCGATGCCGCTAAATCAACGGAAACCCTCACCCAACGTGCCGCAGATATGGCGGCAATTTGGGGAACCGATGTACCTACTGCAATGGAGGCAATCAACAAAGGATTAGTTGGGAGCACGAAAGGCCTAACCGCATTTGGCGTGAAGATTTCCGCTAATGAGATCGACGCTAGGGCAATGGCTAAAGGTTGGGTTGATGCTTCGGGCAAGGTAACCGATGCCGGTAAAGCAATGGCCGCCCAGGAAATCATTATGGAAAAGACGGCAAATGTGGCGGGAGCATATGCCGACAATTCAAAGGATCTAGGCTCTCAACAAGATATGTTGAAAGCGAAGTTTGCCAATCTCCAAGCGGGATTAGGTGCGGGATTGTTGCCGGTCATTACAAAGCTTATGCAAGTGTTCCAACCTATTCTTGATTTCATCGTCAAGAACATTGACGTATTGGGGCCGCTTGCGATTGGCATTGGTGCGGTTACTGCGGCAATGTGGTTGTTCAATGCCGCCATGGCTGCTAACCCGATTTCGCTAGTCGTCATTGCCATTGCCGCACTAGTGGCAGGAATCCTTATCCTTTGGAACAATGTCGATTGGTTCCGAAATGGAATCCTCGCTATGTGGGATGCCATCAAAGCGGCATTTAGTTGGGTTGCCGATAATTGGCCTACGATCCTTGCCATCATTACCGGTCCCGTCGGAATTGCCGTCCTACTCATTACGAAGAATTGGGACACGATTAAGGATACGTTTAATACGATGGTGGATACCATCAAACGTATTGCGGGAACGGTTTACGAAATCCTGTCGGCCCCATTCCGTACCGCTTATGATGCAATCAAATTGGTGATTGACAAAGTACCCGGAATCTTTACCGCCGCCGTTACGGGAGTTACTAACGCTCTTTCAACCATTTGGACGACGATTAGCGACCCATTCAAGAAGGGTTGGGACGCCGCTTCTACTGCCGGTAAGACGGTATTGGATTGGTTCACGGGTTTGGGTACGAAGATCAACAACGCCTTTAGTGGCCTTGCCGATATCATCAAGTACCCCTTTACGACTGCCTTTAACGCAATCAAGACGCTTTGGAATAGCACAGTAGGCGGATTCAAATTTAGCGTACCTAGTTGGATTCCCGTAGTTGGTGGTAAGTCATTCCAAATTCCGAAGATGGCAACCGGTGGAATTGTCAACAAACCTACTATTGCTTTGATTGGTGAGGCTGGCCCGGAAGCGGTAGTGCCTTTGAATATGCTTGCTAAGTCTCCGAATACCGTTGCCCCTGTCAATCTGACGGTTAACGTTTACGCTTTGGACGCGAACGCCGAAGTAGGGCGAAAGGTATTTGAGGCTTTGCGAGAGTACGAACGGGTATCGGGTCGGAATCTAGGTGCCGCCTAATGCCGTGGAATGACGACGTAACCCTAAAGCTTTACATTTCCGAATCGGGTGATTTCGTTTCATTGGGCACCCGAACGGAAATCCCGCTTACCCCTGCCGGTAATGGTCTGCCGTATGGTTCTACTTTGTATGCCCCTAATGGGCACGAAACCGAAGTGAACTTTACTACCGCTAGCGGCCGCTTCTCTATTAGCAATAAGACTGCCGACGCCCAAACTAACCGAATCTTTGGTGCACACTTTCAATTTGAAATGCAATTGAACACTCGGTACATCATGAATGTTCAAGCTCAGGTTATGGACGGCAAACAAGCTGCTAACCGATATGTGCAGAATGGTCGGGTTGTGAATGGCACGGCTTGGGGAGTTTCTCAAACCGCCGTTACACCATGGGAAGATATCGCCCTATACAGTGACTTTACCGTTAGTCAAGATTTCATGTATGTTCGTTTGATGGCGACGAATACGAATCCCGCTAATACAACTTGGGGAGTCCAATACCAGAATCTTGCGATGATTACGATTCCGACTAACGTTCCCGCTCCCGTTTGGCACGAAGTAACTTGCGATATCAACGCCTTTAGTTTGCGAGAGGGTAGGGAACGTGCGACGAATCGTTACGAAGTTGGGCAAGCCGTCATTAGCGTTATCAACGACAATGGGGAGTTTACTTATCAACCAACTCACCCATGGGGATTGAGGCCCGGAAGATTCGTAAAGGTTGAAGCAACCCATAAAGGGATTACCTACCCTGTCTATTACGGCTTGATTGATGGCATGACGAATAGCTATACGATCGATGGTCACGCCTTAACCAACATGGCATGCGTTGACGTTTCGTCATTGCTTGCTAACCAAACCGTTCCGGGTATGTCGAATGCCGAAACAATGCAATTGTCGGGAACACGCTTTAATCAAATGTTGAACGGAGTTGCTTGGCATCCCTCGCAAACGGATTGGCAACAAGGTTCCTTCTATATGCGAGGGATTACCGCTAACGGTAGAACCGTTCGCGATGAACTTGGATTGATTGGCGATAGCGAAGGTTCCTATTTCTGGGCCGATAGGGTCGGCAAATTGTTCTATCGTGGGCGTGATTGGAATGCCGACCGAATCACTATGGTTGGTGCGGAATTGCTCGCACAATTGCCGAACGAACCCGAAGTATTCCCTTACGTCAACTATGTATTTCCGGGTGCTCCCAATAACGATATGCAAGTTCCCGATTCGGCCGAATTGGATATGTTGGGCGGAATCGACATTACGGCAAGGCTTTCGTTTGACAACGTGAATGGTTCCGGTCAAATGATTGTTGCAAAGAATGATGCCGGGTCGAATGGTTGGTGGTTGTATAAGGCTGCCACGAATAGGCGACTTGTAATGCGTGCCGGTAGAACGACGATTACCGCTACTGTTGATATGCCCGCAGTAACGAGTACCGGAACATTCTGGGTAAAGGCGCAATACAATGCGACTACCGGAAGTGTCCGCTTCTACTACTACTACAATCAAGATACCGAACCGCTTAACAACGAATGGATTGCGATAGGTGCGGAACAATTCGCTTTGACGACTGGTCAAGTTGCGACTACCGACCCAATGTTCATTGGCAATAGCAACTTTAGTAATCCGTTGGCCGGACGAATTCGGGAGTTGATTATTCGGCCCGGTACATCGAATTCGACGCCCATCTTTCATTTGAAGGAATCCGACGGATACGGCAAAGCGGGAACCCTTGCCTTTAATGCTTCTACTGGTCAACCGATTACCGTGAGGCAAACGGGTACCAATGTCATTGTTAGGGATGCTTCGGTTTACGAATACTTGCCGGTAGTTGACGATATTCCTACCCTTCCTACCGCTCCGATGATTTGCACGAATGCCCTAGATACAACATGGAGTCGGGATAGGGTCATTAACGAATTGTCGCTAGCGAATGTTGGTGGTTCGGCTATCACAACGATTGATGCGGAAAGCCAGAAGAAATATGGGCCTCGCACTTACTCCCGAATGGATTTGCTAAACGATAACGCCCATCCCGAGTATTTGGATTTGCGTGCTGCCGATTTGATGCACGATGTAACCGAGGCTTCAATTAGAGTCAACTCGGTTTCATTCAATCCCGCCATTAACAAAGATGGTTGGGTGTGGGCACTAACTTGCTTTATGAATGATCTAGTTCGGGTGCGATATACCCACCCTACGGAGGGTTGGGGATTTAGTGCCGTAGCTCATATTCAGGGTATCGAGCACAGTATCGATACTAAGCAATGGCGAACCCGATTGGCATTGGACGATTACGAGGCTTTCGTCTATTACGATTTCGCCGAAATCCAATCGGGTTGGGATATCGGTTTGTGGGATGAGGATATTTGGGATGGTGCGGGCAACCCGAATACCCCTGCCTATTGGAATGCTAAGTACCTTTGGTCGAATGCGAATAGCAAATGGGGATGATCTAACATGGCGATTACCGTACCTACAATCGGTAGTGAGATTGACGTTGTTACATTCGGCAAACCCGTTGTTGATGCCGTTAACCTCATGACTCCCGGTGCATGGATAACGGCAACCATGTTGAATTCATGGGTTGCATCTAGTGGCCGCACCATTCAATATTGCAAGATCAACAATGTCGTTTATGTTCATGGCGTAATGACTGGCGGCGCATTGGGAACTACCGCATTTAACTTGCCTGTCGGTTATCGACCATCTGTTAACAATGACTTTGCCGTTGTAAGCAATAATGCCGGTTCAATTGTAATGGGTGCCGTATATGTTCGTTCGTCAAGTCACGCTAATGCCGGTGACGTTGGAACATATTTCGGCGGCGTAACCGAAGTTCAAATGACACTTTCGTTTGCTACTTAAGGATTCGACAATGGCTATCGTTCGACCAGTCACTAAGACTCTCATTAGCGTCCCGAATTGGGGAGTCCCGATTACCGATGAGGTAAACCGCCTAACAACTCTCACGGGTTCTAATGTTCCGTCGGCATGGACGAATGCAACCCTACTTAATGGTTGGTCTAATCATGCCGATGGTGGTTTGCAATACCGCAAAGTCGGTGATATTGTTTACATTCGTGGGCGCATTGTTGGCGTTCTTAATTTCACATCGGCTTGGAATATTCCCGCTGGTTTCCGTCCCGCCCGTGCCGCTAACCTTATGGCAGTTGCCGGTATGGTGAATACCGCTTGGGCATTCGGGCACATTGACTTTAGATCAAATGGTGATTTCGTTCCGTTTAGCCCGAGTGGATTAACAGAGCTTGCATTTAATAACCAATCGTGGAGCATTACACTTTAATCGCAAGGGGAAATCATGGCCTATTCCGATGTTGCACTACTCACTAGCGATAACGATTTCATCTATCGTATTCGAGCTTGCGTATCTAGTGAAGGTGAACCCGACCCGATTGAATGGACAAACAATCACATTTGGCCCATGGCGGGAATGCCTGGGTTTGGCGACAAATACGCATCTGCAATCCTTAACGGTATTGCGAGGCCCGGTAACGATCAATCGGTTATTTCGGATAACGACATTCTTGCCGCCGTTCAATCCCTCCGAATCCCGTAACGATCTAGGCCGCCACCAGGGACGATGGCACGAGAGGCCCCTAGGTGCCGTTCTAACGGGCTCGGGGGCCTCCGGGCCATGTGCATACCACCTAGGCCCGTGGAGGCCCGTAGGCGGCAACGTGAACGGAGCTAGCGAGGCCTCCCGCCGTTGGGATGCTCCGTAGAACCGTGCCGTTTGCTTGCCTCGTTGGGATGGCCCGTTACGAGGCCTCGTAAGCCTCTCTACGGGCCTCTACGGGCTCGGGGGCCGCAACCATGCCTAGAAACGAAACGAGGCCCGCACGTCGAAACGTGCGGGCCTCTCGTTTGAACTTGCCTTGTTGGGTTGGGTTACCTCTCGTTCATTGCGATACGGGTTCGCACGTTGAAACGTTCCGCACCTTTAGCCGGAAGAATGTGAATCGACGCAAAGGCTTGACGAAATACCCTTTGCTTATCGTGTAGCGACAATTCATCCCAACCATTCCGAAGATGAGGAATCATGGGGATATCAAGCGGTTCGGAATTGTTGGCCGAATCAATCTTTGCTTGGATATCCGCCGTCATTGTCATCCATCGATCATCCCCGATAATGTCGTCGGAATACTGCTTATCGATCAAAGCAAGTTTCGCTTCGTACCCTTTGATTACGTCGATATCCCAACCCGTACCGGCAGATTGCCACGCTTGCCATTTCGATTCGGGCACGGCATCAAATAGCATTTCTACTGCCACGGGATCGGCTGCCGCCATATCAACCGAACGGTAACAGGTTGGGCACGCATAACGCTTTGTACGTTGTTTGGTGGTATTGCTTACCCATCCCCGAGCATGAACGTTCTTATTGCATTCCGGGCAGACCATCAATCCCGAAAGCAAATGCGACTTTGAAGTCGAATTCAAATGGGCACGCCTAGCGGGATCGGTAATAAGTGCAACGACCTTGTTCCACATTTCCCGCTCAATAATGGGCGTCCAATTCCCTTCTTTATATCCGTCGGGTGATTCATCCCAAGTACGGAGGCCCGCCGTTGTTGGATTGATGAGCGATGAACGCAACCCGTGATAGGTCATCTTCTTATTGGCAACCGACGAGTTCGGTTGATAGGTGTGGATAAACGATGAAAGGGATTTGCCATCCAATACCCACTTAGCCGCCGTTTGGAGCAAATCCGCTTCTTTGCGATTAACGGTAAGGCAAGCACCCTCGCCATTCTTGCTATTGGTTCGGTCATAACCGTATGGGCGTGGGCCCGGTCCCACCTTTCCATTCTCCTTTAGGAATGCGTGCATAGGAATAGCCCGTTCCGATTTCATTTCCGATTCTAGTTCGGCAAATCCGACCACTAGCGTCAACATAAGTCGGCCCATTGGAATTGACGTATCGAATTGCTCCATAACGGAAACGAAATGGCCTCCCGCAGATTCGATATCGTGCCAATCCTTTGTGAATTGATGCAACGAACGGGTAAACCGATCGACTTTCCAAACAACGATGGCGTCAATTTGGCCCGTTTGGATCATTCGCAAAGCCTCATCATATTCGGGCCTAGGTGTATTCTTCTTGAATGCCGAACGACCAGGATCGGCCAGCACCTTTACAACTTCCCAACCCTTATAAGCACAATGGGCACGGCATCCCGATTCTTGCGTATCTAATGTCGTTAGCGTTTCCTTATTGCGCCCACCTAGGTTGGAATACCGAACGTAAATAGCGACTCGCTTAATTTCCGAGTCAATCGTTTGTTGAGATTTACGCTTGCTAGCCATGGTTGAAACTTTCTCCTTTACAAAGGTCAAACTACCGAAACCCTAGGGTACCACCAGTTGCAGTCACTCCCCGATTGCTTGGAATCGGGCACTAGGTGCAACTGGCATCGTCCCTGGTCACGGGCCATGCGAGGCAAGCTCGGGAGGCCTCGTACGGGGGCCTAGAACGGCGCAAGCAACGGGAGCTACAACGGGGGAGATTCGCCCATCGGCCCACCTTGCACTTAACCAATGTCAAGCGTTAAGGTCGGCCCATGGCAACAAAGAAGCTAGACAATCCCGACGGCGGTGATAAGGTCAATTCACCCGAAACAAAGGAAGGTGCCAAGTTGGCCTTTACCGCAGTAGCAATCAAGCCCGAAGATAAGCCCGCACCCGGTAAGCGTGGCGGTAGGGCGAGCAACGTGCCCGCAATTGAGGCTTTCCTCGCTTCAATTGAGGCACCCGGAACGTATGAAATGCGTTCCCCCGATGAGGACGGAGGCCACCCGGTCAATCGGATTGCCCAAATCCGAAAGGCTGCGGGAGAGGCCTTTAAGGTGGAAACCTCCCCCATCGAATCCGGTAAGCGATATCGGGTATTCGTTACCCTCTCGTAATCCCCGAAGCAAGATAGGCCCCCGAATCCATGGGAGATTCGGGGGCCTTTTCGTTTCTATTCATGGCAACGAATAGAGCTTAATGCGACTAGCGGCAACCGTTTCGGCCACCAATTGATTCGCCCGAATCAATGCCGTGAACGCATGCTGCCATCGTGAGATTCTAGCTTTCGTGAATTCCCACCCTAAACCCTCAAGAATTTCCCTACCGGTAGCTTTCGGGTGATTTGCCACGTAATCAAGAATCATTTGCTCACGAATTGCCCCTACAGGTTCGCCGGTAGATCGTGGCTTTGCATAGGCCCGCTTATTCTCTGACGGCAATTCCTTTGCCTTTGACGATGGCGAACGTTCAATGACGTTGCCCCATCCCCATTGATCGGATAGGACTCCCGCTAATTCCGCCATTTCCTTAGGGGTAGGAACTTTGTCGCCTATGTCGATCAACGCTCGTTGTTGCATTCCCGAACGGCTTTCGGTGAATACGGCAAAGAATCCTTCGGCATACGTTGCAACCAATTTAGCCATTTGAATGTGCCTCGCTCGTATGGTCGTCGGCATTCGCGATGATTTCATCTAGTTCAATTGGCGGTCCCCAGTGATTGACCGATCCGCATTCATCGCAAATTAGATCGATCGAACCTTCATAAATAACGAGTACGTATTCAGGCACTAGCGATTTCCTCCGTTTCAATCGTTGGGGCATCTACCGCCATTGCCGGTACTTCTACTTTCGCCCTACTCTTTCGGACCTTCTTTGGATTTGCCGTATCGACAATCGGCTTAGGGGCATCCTTTCTAATAGTGTGGTTATTGAAGCGAACGGCGTGACCATTTGTGATATACGTTTGAATCAACGTATCAAAGATGGCTCGGTGGGTCTGGCATAGGTCAATTGCATAGGGCCGGTTGTTGACGGCAAACCGTAGTTCGGTTGCGTCAATGGCGTTGCATTCATCACATGTGATGAATACTTGTTCGGTTCTCATGATACTTTCCTCTGACGTTTGGTAGCTCTCTCGAATGACTCGAATATGGTTTCGATGTAGGCGTGCCGCCATTCCTTTACCGATAGAACATCGTCACCATGGCGTGAATAACCGTCGGGATAGTCATACCGAGTCTTGCTCTCTCCCGACCTTGTGATTGTTCGCACCTTGCTTGTACCGCAATTCGGGCACGTTGAAGGTATGCCGATTGTCCCCCATGAAAGCTCATCGGTTGCCATTGGTTTACCCTTGCGCCATTCATGGCCCAATGAACGACATTCGGCATACGCTCTTTCGATTTGATTCATTCTCCCCCGTTCACTTGATGGATTGCCTAGTGGAATGTTGCCTAGGGCAAGCAACCTACTTTACGTATGTCAAGTAGTCAAGTACCCACAATGTGTGGCGCGACCAGGGACGATAAAGAAACTCCTTGCATATCGCTTGACATAGAGGAAGTGTGATCGGCCCTATGGAACGTAATGGCGCAGTCATAAAGGCGAGCGAATTAGAGACAATCATGATAGCTGCCGACAGATTGGGAGTTAGCCGACAGAGAATCCATCAAATGTTCTCCGAAGGGAAATTGGATTACTACCGAATTGGAAAGCGTCGCCTAGTGCATAAGCGGGACATTGAACGACTCGTTAGGGCCAAATCAAAGCCGAAGAGAGTCGCATGATATGGAGGATTCCATCTCATTCACGATTATCGGTAATCCCGTATCGAAGGGTTCGCTAACCCGTATGCCAAATGGGGCAATGCTCCCTAGTGGTTCGGCAAATAGCCGACGACGTTTCGGAGAATGGCGAACCGACGTAAAGAATGCGGCAATAGCCATTATGGGGGAACGTAATCCGTCAGATAAGGCTATTCGCCTATACGTTGAATTCGCCTTGCCCTATCCGACTAGTTCGGTACGCAAGTACCAAATGGGTTGGTTGCCATGCGTAAAGAAACCCGATATCGACAAACTACTTAGGGGCCTTATGGACCCAATGACAAAGGTGGTTTGGCGGGATGATTCGCAAGTAATCTTTGTAACCGTTACAAAGGTTTATGCGTGGACCGGTAATCCGGGGGCAAGGGTAACTATCGACTTTCTAGAAGATGAAACCCTAAAGCGTTTCGGAGAAAGTCGAAATATCCTATTGGGCGTTATGGCAAAGCATGGGATCGAATGATGAACCGAATTCGATTAAGCGTAATCGTGGGCGGATTGACGTTGGCGATAGGTGGTCTGGCAATTAGGGCTAATGCCGACGACGAAATCATTTCGGGTTGTGGTGGCCCGTGCCCAACAACCACAACAACCGAAGCAACAACGACAACGACAATTGAGGGATCTCAATTTAGCTTTCCGGTGAATAGCACAACCACTACAACGAATCCGCCGAATGATGACGTGCCCAATAGCACAACCACCATTGCGCCTACAACCACAATTGACGGAACGTCAACAACGGTAAACGCAACTAGCACAACGGTAAACGCAACTAGCACAACGGTAAAGCCCGTGCCGACAAAGGTAAGCGTTCCGGTATTCGGGTTGCCAGTAACGGAATGATATGGAGACAACTAGGGGGCCATTGGTGGTGATTGCCGACAACGTATTGAGTCGTCACATTGCTAAGTGCAAAGATTGCGAATCGAATGGGTCGCCGGGCGACAATTGGAAACCGTGCGAATTCCATAGAGGATTCGTGGCGGGAATGATCGGGCTTATCAATCAAATAAACGTCGAATTGGAAAGTGCTGGATTCTATGGTTGATTTAGACGAATACGATCCACCAGATAGGCCCGATTTCCGAAGGATTGGAAAGGGTATTCCTTATGTGCTTGACCCGAACGGCAAACGGGTTCGCTATTCACGATCAAGTAATGGGGGGAAGATACTTGACGACGAATCCAACTTAACCGATTGGAAATTGCGTACCGTAGTGAGTGGTGCCGCACAACGACCAGAATTGATGGCGGCCGCTTCGGTACTTGATCCCGATTTGAATAAGAAGCAACTTCGGGATATTGCAGAGAAATGTTTGGTTGCCGGTAAAGGCGAACGTAGGTCGGTTATCGGTACCGCCGTTCATGCCATGTTTGACCATATCGACAGGCAAGACGAATGGTTGGCACCACCCAACTACATTGAACTTTGCATGAACTACATAGAGTTTAAGGCGAATTGGGGCCTAGAAGTCGAAGATATCGAAATCCATTGCATCAATGATCGATTTCGATTGGCAGGCACGTTAGATAGACGATTCCGCACTACTAAGGCTTTGCTTGCTCCCGACGGAACAATCATCCCGATTGGTTCGGTACTTGTTGCCGACCTTAAGACAGGCAAGGAATTGGAATATGCCGCCGGTAGCTATTGCACACAATTAGCGGCATACGTTGATTCGTTGCGTTATGACGTTGTGACCGATGAACGCTATGTATTCGATCCGCCTAGCGTGGCAGATTGGGCGTTAATCATTCATGCCGATTCTGCCGGTACTCGTATCGATGCCTATTGGGTCGATATCGAATCCGGTAGGAAAGGCTTGACGTTGGCAAGTGAAGTGAAGGATTGGCGTAGGCGTGACGACTTGCTATCTGCCGCACGTTTGCCGTCTACGGAGCCCGAAGCACCTTCGGCCGCAACCATGGCCCCCGAGCCCGTGAGGCCCGTAGAGCGGCAACCAGAGGCCTCTACGGAGGCCCGTGCCGACCATCTGCGGACAAGGGTGCGGGCCATCATCGATCATTCGGAGATTGCCGCAAAGGCATTGACAAGGGTTTGGCCTAAAGGCGTTCCGGGCCTAAAGCAATCGGGGCATTCGGCAGACGATTTGGAAGCTATCGCACTAGCGATTGAGCAAATCGAAACCGACTACTCAATCCCGTTCGGAGAAACGTGGATTGATCCGGTAGCGGAATCGATGCGAAATCACCCGAGTAATGGTAAGCCTATTTCACGGGCTAAGACGCTAATGATGGCTTGGGTCAATCAATTGACTATTGATGATCCCGCCGAACTAGACGAAATAATTAACGTGCTCGTTCATTTCGCAAGCCTTCCCGAACCCGAATGGTCAACGCAAGATATCGACCTAATGTTGATTGGTTCGCTTCGGGCATTAGGGATTGATTCACTAGCGGCATTAAGCGTAGATCATGGGCCGCTTCTACTGTCGGCCGCATTCGCCATAGCTGCCGGTAATGCAATGTTGTTGTTTGATGAGCAAGATAATCCGATTGTACGGATTCCAACCGAAAGGGGCCAGTAATGCCAGACGATAATGAGGGTAACGACTTCCTGTTTAGTGGTGGCGCTAAGGCGTTCCCATTTGAGGAAATCGGCAACAAGGTATCGGGCGAAATTAAGGAAATGAAGAAGCAACAACAAACCGATATGCAAACGGGGGAACCGTCGCACTGGGCTAATGGTGATCCGAAGATGATGCTTCGTATTACCCTTCAAACCGACTTGCAAGAAAGCGAGGAAGATGAGGGTTTGCGTAGCGTCTATCTCCGTGGCGGTAATTTCACTGCCGTTAAGGGTTCCGGTACTAGTTCCCTATTGGCAGTGAAAGATGCCGTTAGGCGTTCCGGTAGTACCGAAGGAATCCAAATCGGGGGAATCCTCACGATGGAATATACCGGTATGGGGCAAGCGGCAAATAAGGGGTTTACGCCCCCGAAGCTTTATACCGCTTCATACCGTGCGCCATTGGCAACGATTGATATGGACGATCTAGCGTGATGAGTAGAGTAATCAACCCTGGCGGTTATCGACACGATACGCATATTGGCCCATTGTTCCTCGACCATTCGCTAGACGATTTCACGGTAAATCTCATCGTCAACCAAATGTCAAATCGGGGGCTTACGCCATTCGACATTGTTAGTTGCCGATTTGTCGACGGCGATATCTACTTTGAATTGCGTGAACCGCTTTCTAGCGATTGACGATCCGCTATACGTCAAATGGGGCCGACCCAACAACCTAGGTGCGAATGGTGATGGTGATTACGAATACCAATGCCTACGTTGTCTAGCTAGTTGGGTCGGCCCCAATGGTGACCATTGCTATTGGTGCCACAAACGATGGCAAATCAAACAAGTAGATAGGAAGCGAAATCTACTCTTTCCCGAGTGGATCGAATGGGGCGAACAATATTACCAATTGGGGAAAGTGAGTCGGGAAGTATGGGCCAATACTAGGGGCTATTCGGGCAATTTCATAAGCCCGTGGCTAGCCAGAATCGACAAGGCGTATGCCAATGGCGAAATCACAGAATCCGAATTCGTTGCTGCCGGTAAACGATGTGAGCAATGGATAAACAAGATGCCGTAAAGGCTTTCAAAGGGTTTGTAAAGGAACTAGAAAGTAGGGCCGAATCAAACGGGCATTATGAGTATCCGAATCCTGCCGTTGATCTAGTCGCACTACGTGACATGACATTCAATTACGATTGGTTGGTTGAAGGATTCTGGCCTATGGGAGCCCATATCCACATATTCGCATCACCTAAGACTGGTAAGAGTATGTTGATGCTTTGGATAGCGTGCGCCATTTCAATGGGCAAAGATCCGTTTACCGGCAATGACATGCCACGGCAAAGAGTCTCGTATATCGACAACGAAATGACGTTAAAGGATTTGCGGGATCGAATCTACGATATGGGATGGGATTTCGAGCAATTGGAAGGGTGGTTGAAGTATCACTCCTATCCGATCATGCGGCCCATGGATACCGAAATGGGCGGCATCGATACCTTGCAATTGATGCAATACGATGAATCAAGTGTGCTGATTATCGACACCCTTTCTAGGGTGGTTGTTGGTGAGGAGAATTCAAACGACACCTATCGCAATTTCCATAATTTCACTGGTCGATTGCTTAAGGCTAATGGCGTGAGTATTGCAAGGTTGGATCATGCGGGCCACGATAAAGCGAAATCCCGTGGAGCAAGTGCGAAAGCCGATGACGTTGATTTGGTCTATTCGCTAGAGAAGCGAACCGACGATAGAGGCAAACCAGGATTCCGCTTAACCCGTACTCATTCACGGGTTGGATTCGCGAATGGCATAGTTGAGCTCGAATTAGGCGATGACCCTATCGCTATTCGGTCAAGCGAAATGCGTACCTATACGTTGCAAGCAATCACTAAGGCAAAGCAGCTTGACGAATTGGGGGCACCTAGCACGATTAGCCAGAGGGACGCTATCAAGCTCCTAAAGGATAGTGAATACGGTCCCGGCAAGATCACCTATCTTATGGAGGCCATCAAGATGAGATTGGAACGTGATAACAGAATTTAGGGGGTATCAGCGGTTTAACGGTAAGGCAACCGAAAGGCAATATAGCCCCTGGTCGCGGGCCAAATCCCGAGCCGAGAATCGTACAAGTGTTCTTAAACGGGGAGTCGGTCTCGGGAGTCGAAATCGATAAACCCTGTCTGACCAGGGGGAATGGTCCCGAGTATCGAAAGGAATCGTAAGAGCTAGGTAAAGGGGGGCGGGGGGAGGATCTTTAGATCCCCCCGCCCCCTACCTCCGACCCGAAGCTACCTTTGGAGCATAAAGTGGAAATAGCAATAGCCATAATGGTTTCGATAACAGTCATTGCGATTGCCGTTCGATCGACCTACCGCGATGGTCAACGACGAACCATTATAGAGCAGAGATCCGAATTGGCCCGCCTACGGCGAGAAATGGAGAGGCATAATGACAAGCCCGAATGATGGAACGGGTATTCCAGTCAGTCGGCGTGCGACATGTGTTTACTGCGGAACGTTTATAGACACCAACGCTAACGGAGTATTCGTATTATCGACGGGTTGGTGCGAGGTTCGGAAGCGTGGCGGTTCCAACGCTATTGCCTTGCCTATCCGGCATCCACGGTTTGCATGCCATGAATGTATCGACCGTTTGAGGCACGGCATAAGCCCCGACCAGGGGTCACTATTCAATATCGATCTAGACCTAGACCGCATCGTCCCTGGTCAGAGCCTACGTTTGGTGCCGCCTAATGGCTTGGCCTAGTGACGTTGAACCCGAGCCTATTCAAGCTGCTATTTATGAGCTAGGCGATTGCCTGTCAGACTTGACCGATTGCCTAGAGTTATTGGGTGCGTTGAATCAGGAAGGTATCGATGCCGATAAAGAATATGCTGCCTACGTTGTTGCATGTGCAACGTTCGTTGCTATTGCC